CTGGATAGGTTGGGTGTTAAATTGGAGGGGATGAATAATGGTCACGGATGATGAGCTGGAGATTACGAGGCGCATCCGCCTGCGCCTGATCGAGGGGGCGACGCAGCTACAATTCGAAGGAGAGCTAGGCCATGGACAGAGCTGTGGTTATTGTTGTGGTCGTGGCCACCGGGTGGGCGTCACAATACGCTCCCGGGGTGATGGAAAAGGTAATCGCCAATCGGCAAAGATGGGAGCAGTTGCCGGAGACTTTGCCTGATGTGGCAGGATACATCGCGGCAAGGGGCTGTTCCAACATCGGTCAGATATGGCTACTGCGCCCAACTGGTAGTGTGGTGTGGGAGGAGTTCTTGGTGGTGGATTGCGCTGGTCCACAACTCCGCCCCGATGGGAGAACCGGCGGTCAATGGATGCGAGATAACAACATCCTTATTGAGGTTGGCTATCCCACAGCGGTCCAATGGAGGGTGGTGGGACGGGGGGCAAGGGTGGAGCGAGGGGTAATGGTGGAGCGGGGAGGACAGTGGCATTAAGGGGCAAAAACGACCGAAATGGGCAGAATTGCCCCCCAACAAGCGCGGGAGGAAGGCCGGCCGGAGCCTGGCTGGAGAGCTATACCGTGCGCGGATATGGTCCCTATTGGCGCTGGCGGTGGCGCGGACCGGATGGCCGCAAACATAGCCGCTATATCGGGAAAGAGAGGCCCGGGGTATGACCCGCAGAGCCGCTCGGGTGTGCTCAACCCCTGGCTGCCCGAATCTATTTCGTGGCCCGGGTAGGTTCTGCCCCACCTGTCAGGCCAAAGAATGGAAGCGCCAGGATGAGCGCCGGGGCACGGCCGCCCAGCGGGGATACAATGCCAGGTGGCGACGACTGCGCCGGGTATTTTTGAAAAGATACCCCCTATGTGCTGATCCGTTCGGAATTCACGCTGAACGAAAGGAACAAGTAAGAGCAACTGAAGTAGACCATAAAATTCCAAAGTCGCAGGGAGGAACCGACGGTTGGGGTAACTTGCAGGCATTATGTAAATCATGCCACAGCCGCAAAACGGCTCAGGAAAGCGGATGGGGTAGGGGAGTCAAAATCTCCGGAGCTAATTGATTTCAAGACCGCGCGGCTAACTAGATTTTTTTCTGTACGGGTTCCCAAATGTCAGGACCACCACCAAAAAACCCGAAAATCAGGCAGCGCCGCAATCGTGTAACTGGTGCGACGCTGACAGCAACCGATAAACCTCGCCAGCGTGCACCGCGTCTCCCGAAGCGGGATGACGACCAGGAGTGGCACAGATTGACACGCACCTGGTGGCGCGACGTGTGGCACTCGCCGATGGCGGAGCAATTTCTCGAGGTGGATAAACACGCGCTCTATCGGCTGGCCATGCTAATCGATGCGTTTTGGTCTCAGCCGAGCCGACAGTTGGCGGCCGAGATCCGGCTGGAGCAACAGGCATTTGGCCTGACGCCCCTCGACCGTCGCCGTCTACAGTGGTCGGTCGGGCAAGAGGAGGAGCGGAGGCGGACCCGGACCCGGCAATCACCCCACGAGAGAGGGGATGACCCGCGCAAAATCCTCCGAATGGTGGCGTCGAAATGACCGTGTTCATGGTGCCCGAGATTGATGATCAAACATGGCCCACACTGGGGTCCCTGGTATGTGATTTCATCGAGGCATTTTTGGTCTTCGGGCCGGGCGATCTGCGCGGTGAGCCGGCGCAGTTGGACGACGAAAAGCGGGCGTTGATCTATCGGATGTACGAAGTGTATCCGCGCGGCCACGCACTGGCGGGCCGCCGGCGATTCAAACGTTGTGCCCTGTCGCTCCGCAAGGGCACGGCAAAAACGGAGCTGGCAGCGTGGCTGGCGGCGGTAGAGTTACATCAAGATGGCCCAGTGCGGTGTGATGGTTTCGATGCCAATGGGCTGCCGGTCGGCGTGGGGGTGGTCGATCCTTACATCCCTATGGTGGCCTACACGGAGGAGCAATCTGACGAACTGGCTTATGGCGCGCTGCGGGTCATTTTGCAATATAGCCCGTTGGCCGGCGACTTCGACATCGGCCTGGAGCGCATTATGCGCGCCGGGGGAGATGGCAAGGCCGTCTCTCTGGCCACGTCGCCCAACGCGCGGGATGGCGCACGGACCACATTCCAGGTATTTGACGAGACACATCGCCTGGCCTCGCCATCGCTGCGGGCGGCGCACCGGACGATGTTGGCCAACATCCCCAAGCGGTTTTTGTCTGACGCATGGAGCTTTGAGATCACCACGGCGCCAGCGCCAGGCGAGGGGTCCGTGGCCGAGGACACGATGGATTATGCCCGCCAGGTCGCGGATGGGAAAATCAGCGATGCGCGGCTGTTCTTTTTTCACCGGCAGGCATCGGATGAGCATGACCTGAGCACATCCGAAGGGATCCGGGCGGCGGTTCTTGAGGCCAGTGGGCCCGCAGCGGCCTGGAGCGATATTGATGGGATCGCGGAGCAATGGAAGGACCCGACGGCCGATCGGACGTACCTGGAGCGTGTGTGGCTGAACCGCTTGGTGCGGGCGAGCGAGCGCGCATTTGACGTGGAACAATGGCGCACACTGGCCCAGGCCGATTACACCGTAGCCGACGGAGCGATGATTACGGTGGGGTTTGACGGGGCCCGCTGGCGCGACGCAACTGCGCTGGTGGGCACGGAAATTTTGACCGGTTTTCAGTGGCTCATTGGGCTGTGGGAAAAGCCATACAATCTGGAGGGGTGGGAGGTGCCGCAGGCCGAGGTGGATGAGGCAATTGCGGCGGCATTTGCGCGCTGGGAGATATGGCGCATGTACGCCGATCCACCCTACTGGGAGTCACTGGTCGCAGAATGGGCCGGTCGCTATGGAGAGACGCGTGTTGTGGAATGGTGGACGAGCCGCAGGAAAGCGATGGCCTACGCGATTAGGGGATTTCATACCGCGATTCAATCTAATGAGCTGACGCACGATGGTAGCCCGCACTTGGCACGGCATGTGGGCAACGCCTGCCGGCGGCAAATCTCACTACATGACGACCAGGGTATACCAATGTGGACGATCTATAAAGAGCAACCCGAATCGCCTCACAAGATCGATGCGGCGATGGCCGCGATCCTGTCGTGGGAGGCGCGCAACGATGCTCTGGCGGCCGGCGTGGGGCAGCCGCGTGAAAGCGTGTACGAGACCCGTGGCCTGGAGGTCGTGTGATGAGGATTTTTGACCGGTATCCGGTACTGCGGCGGGTGATTGTGAATACCAAGACCGACCGTGCGTTCCGGGGCGTGCTGTGGCGGAAGCGGGGATACCTGGTGTTGCGAAACGCGGAGATGCTGCGGACGAAGGGCGAGATTGTATCAATGGATGGTGAGGTTGTGATACCGGCTGAGAACGTGGATTTCATTCAGGTGGTGGGCTAGTGGCGGTTGTGCAGAGCGCGACGTCGTTGGTTGATCTGCAGCCGGGTTGGTGGCCGATTACGCGGTACGGCTCGCTGCGATTATACGACCAATATGCCTATGATTATGCCACCATCTACCGCACGCAGCCGAATGTGCGGACATGCGTTGATTTTCTCGCGAGGAATATTGCACAACTGGGCCTGCATGTGTTCCGGCGGGTGAGCGATACGGACCGGGTGCGGTTGACGGATCACCCGCTGGCGCGAGTATTAGCCAGGCCTTTGCCAGCAGAGTGCAAGGTCACATATTATCGTCTCATCGAAGCGCTGCTGGGTGATCTGGGCATTTACTTCAACGCTTACTGGCTCAAGGTTCGGGTTGGGGATGCACCGGCGGGCCTGCTACGTATCCCGCCACCTTATGTGACGATCACCGGCGGATTGGTGCCGACCGGGTACAAGGTCGCAGTGGGCGGGAAGATGATTAAGGTCGCACCAGGTGATATTGTGCACTTTCGAGGCTACAATCCGGAGAATCCCATCAGCGGTCTCCCGCCGTTGGAGCTGTCTCTTATACACATCTCCGAGCCCACGAGACCGTACTAGATCTCGTATGCCGTCTTCTGCTTGAAAAA